TCAGGCACTGGCTCAAAGCATCGTTTAAACTCGTTTACTTCAAGTGTCTGAATAGTATTTTCTACTTTATTTAATTCTTCGTCAACATCAAGACCTGTTGCTGGAACATATTTAAATTCACCAGTTGCTTTGTTGACTACCCACCAGCCACCAGCATTTTTGCCTGATGCTTTAGCGTAGCCAGCAAGTTGTGCAACATAACCAAATCCATCTGACTCTTTTAGAGTTTCAAAAGAATCAAACTTGTTATTATAAGACCAATTAGATGCGGACTTAATATCATCAACAGAGTCATTAATAGCAATATCATATGTTCCATTAATGGATGTGCTATCCAGGTCCAGAGTGACGCTATCGGAATCTTCATACTTTACTCCTGCTTCTTTTAACAATCCTTTAAAGACAGCCTCAACGATGTCACCAATCATCATGTTCATTACGAATGTGGTAGGCAATGGTAGGGCAACTTCAGGTTTGTTTTTATCATACCATAACTGACAGGATGGTCTGCCAATATTTGACATGCGTAACCTAAAGTCGCCCCGGCTTTTGCCACCAGCAAACTGGCGGGTAAGAGCCTCTGTTACGTCTGCAGCAACTTGTTTAATTGTTGTTTCAGCCATAGTGGTTTTACCGCTTACTGCATCTTCCATGTATTGATGCAAAGCCAGTTCTGCTGGATGGTTCATTATGCTACCTCTTCATCTACATCAATGTCTACAAATCCATCAACGACATCGACATCTTCATCACTCATTTCATCCTTTGCTTTCTCTGCCCACGTGTTGATGATGTAAGTATTGTAGTTATCTACCCACGCCATAAAGTCAGCAAACATTGTCTGTTCTCCATCAGAAAGAGACAGTGTGTTTGTTACGTCCAGAGATACCACAGGAAGATAGAAACTGCTTCCGTTTGGAAGTTTTCTTTCTTCTGTGTTAGCAGTAATCAGATGCTGAACAGGCAACCGTTTTAGTTTGGCAAGTTTAGTAAAACTTTCACCTACCAACTTGAAAGCGTCACGATTGTCAATCTCCCAAATAAATGGTGTCTCTTCAATTGTGACTGGATTCCCCGATTCATCAACAGGGTCTTTCATTTCAACAGTTCCAAAGACCACGCGAACACGTTTGATCTGTTTAATCAACTCCTGCATTTTTTCAGGAAGTGCTTTGAAGTCTTTGATGTAGCCTGCTGGCTTACCGCAGTTAAACCCACCCTCATTGTCTTTCAAGTCGATGTTCAGATTATCTGCCATAATCGTCTTGATGTATTTATTGGGTGACTTATCACTGCCCTTTACAAAACGCTTATACATGAAGCGTTGCAGGTAAGGCCTAATGATTACAGAGCCAGCATAATAGTTTGGTCCATCAGGGATGTCCAAACGGTATGTGCCACCACCGACTACTTCCATGTTAACTTTCTTACCGTTCATTTCGGTAATTCCCATGATTGGTGAGTGGCTAATGCGAAGCCGTGCCAAAGAACTAGACTTTGAGTTTGATTCGGCTTCGTTTGCGATACCCATAGCCTTTGCCATCATAGCGTAGTTATTGGTATCAATAGTTGTAAGTTGTGTCATATCATTTACTCCTTTCTCTTTATGCAAAAAGTTCCATAGTTATATCAGGATACATCTTTGGTGTCAAGACAGTTTTCTCCTATTTTTGATTCTAGTAATAGCGGAACATTAAATGTTATACCCCACCTTAAAGTAATCAAGTTTGGTAAGTCTGTATTTGTTTGATTTATAAGACTTATTACTTGTTGTTCTTCATCTGGATGAACATCAATTACAATGCTATCGTGAACAGTATTTACCACACAAGATTGCATTCCGTCAAGTAGTTTTTCTATATGTAGCAAAGCCACTGGAACTATGTCTGCAGTTGCAAATGATTGCACTGGATAGTTCTTAATTTGTGTAAAGTTTGTAACTCTACCATTTGACTTTCTTACTACATTTGGAAATGCAAATTCCCGGCCACTAGGAGTGCGTATTTTCTGTGTTTCTATAGCCTCTTTAGCCAATCGGGAATGCCAATCTGCGACACCTTTATACTTCTCGTTGAAGTGTGTGTAGTATTCTGCTTCCGCTGGTGTTCTTCCAAAGCCTGTCGCTCCATACAACGGCGCGAATGTGTGCGCTTTCGCAGTCTGGCGATCCGTAGGTTGACCAGCGGTAGTAATAACTTCAGCGGTGTAACTGTGTACATCAAATCCAGTAGATACTTCTTCAATTGCAACTCCATCCTGTGATAAAAATGCGGCAGTGCGAAACTCTAGTTGTGCCATATCAGCCTCAAGAATCTTACCACCTTCAAATCGTGACACAAATACTTTCTTTACAGGAAACGTGCCGCCACGAGGCATGTTCTGCATATTAGGGTCTGCTCCGCTAAAGCGGCCTGTTGCTGTGCGATGTTGTAACAGTCGAACATGTAACTTACCATCAACCTTTGTGTGTAGTTTAATACCTTCCACGAAAGAAGACAAGTAGGTATCAACAGCAGACAGTCTACGAACCTTTGACAAAAAGTCTACTGCATCGTGCATACCTTTTGCTCGTGCAGCACCCTCAAGTATTTCAAGGTTCTGCTTACTGGTTGTGAATCCACCTGCACTTGCCCACTTTGCTGATGGTGGCTTAAAACCAATGCCAGCATTCTCTGTAGTAGACTTGAATGTAAATCCGCTTGTGTCACATGAAGGACACTTATTAGGCTTTGCAAATGGTGTTCCATCCTTTTTGGTCTTGCGTATGTATCCAGTTCCTTTGCACTGATTACATTGTTCAGCAATAGTCTTCTTCAATCGTTCTGTGCCACCACTAATCATGCTACGAAAGTCTGCATCATCCATGTAAGGATCAATTGCAGTTGCCCAATAAATCTTGTCCAGGACCTTGCGTCCATAGATAACCCAAGACAGTTGCTCTGGACTATTGAGATTGATAGGTGTGTCACCCATGAGTTTACGAACATGCTCATGCAAATCTTTTTCTAACTGTTTGCGTTCTTGCTCAAATTCGTTTTTAACTTCTTCTAGTTTATCATTGTCTACCTTAAATCCACGCTGGTATATGCGAGCAAGGCATACTGCCACCTGATTAGTTAGGTCAACTGTAGGCATAAGTCCAGCATCTGCTGATGTATTCAAGCGATACATCAACTTATCAGACAATTGCTGCGTAGCATGTAAGTCGGCAGATAGGTAATCAGACAACTCATCGTGTGGAATGTCACGAGTAGTATACCCCTTCTTAAAGTATTCTTTTAGAGTATCCTGCTTCTTGGTGTCCAACTCATAGCGTTCAGCACAAGCCTCAAGCGACAATGGTTCTTTTTGTCCACGCTGTAACACATACTCTGCAAGCATTGTGTCAAAGACAGGACCGTCATACTTAAAGCCTGACTCCCATAACCACAGCAAGTCGTGTGAGGCATTGTGGCAAATGAGAACAGTAGAGGCATCTAGAAATTCCTGCACCAATACGTGTCCATACTCGTCTGCCTCAACATCATTGTGGTCAAAGGTAACAATGCGTTCAACACCTTGGTCTGTAAGCATACCCACCATAACCAGTGTATTCTCTGGCTCAAATGGATCAAGATGCATTTTACCACCTCTATGTGTTACCGTATTCTCTACATCAAGTGTTAGTTTCATTTTCAATCCTACACAAAGTTTTCGCTGGTGTAATACTTGTGCTTTTTGTTTGTTCCTCTTGCGCTGTTACGAACATTACTCAAGTTCTCTGACACAGACACCCAACGAAGATTATCTACACAGTAATCAAGTTTATCTTCATTGATATGATCTACATTATATCTATCTACTGGTGTTGCATTACCTACAAACGCCATAGCAAAAATGCGGTGGCAATAGATTGCCTTACTAAACCGTCCATTGTTTAGTCCATACGCTGGATATACAGCACGACTGAATGTCGGTTGCAGTATTTTACCTGTCTTGACATTCATTAAGAATGGAAAGTCTGACCTGCCCTCATACATAGGCAGCGGATGCATACCACCTGTGCGATATACACGATACTTACCCTCTGGCATAGAGGCAAGGAAAGCGGAAGATGCTGTAAGGTCTTGCCTACGCCGCCCCTTGTCTCCAAAATAAATTGGAACATCTTTCAAATCTACATATTCAATATCTGAATCCATAATCTTCTCAAACATATCTAATTGCATCATACTTCATACCTCGCTGTTCTATATTCAAGGTTACAATGCACCACGCCATGCCACCCTGATAATTTGTTCTTGACTACATTAAGATGGCGTTGCGTGTCTTCTTCTTCCTGTCCATCTACCACTGGATTCTTTGCAATCAGAACCATCAAATCTGCTTCTGCTGCCTTACCAGTTCTTGAGCCTTCCATCATACTTTGGTTCAGTAGAACCTTGCCTTCTGCATCTGCACTTAACTGCGACATGTAGAAGACAGCACATTCATGTTGCTTGGCAATCTGTCGAGCATGAATAGCGTTAGCCTTCAATGCTTCATCTTGTCGAGCGAATCCACCTGTTTTAGCAAATTTATCACCCATGTCAAGCACAATAACGTCTGGTTTGTAAGTTTTACATATTGATTCTACCCAATTCATATCACGACCTGTGGCATCCTTAATCTTAATCCTCTCTTTTACAGGTGCATACAGGTCACGAGCCTTCGCAGGATTTTCTTTAATCTGTTTCATTGTCATGCCTGTTGCAGCGGTAAGGTATCGTGCGCCTACACGATGATATCCCTCTTCGTTACACAAGATAATACAGTTAGCACCTTGATGTGCAAAGCCACCCGGAGATGCAATCAGACTAGCGTGAAACGATGTCTTGCCAGTGTTAGGTCTTGCGCCAATCTCAATCAAGTGACCAGCGTTAACACCCTCGACCTTGCGAGTGAGGCTGGCAATGTTGAATGTCCAGCGTGCTTCTAGGTCATTGCGTGATAGTAGTGTGTCGATTTCTATGTCATCCCACTCTACATTGAGGTTTGGCGTAAAGTCATCACCATACTGCTCCATGAGTGTGCGCAGTTTTTCTAGACTACTTGATGTGCCATTAACCATATCAAACCCAATGTTGGCTACATCTTCACCCACGACTTGCTGAAACAGTTTGGACAACACTTCTTGTGCCACGTCACTACCCATGGGCTGTTCCTTCTTAATCTGATTGAACAGACTAGAGTAGGCTTGCTTCTGTGCAGTGGTCAGTGTTGGATTGTTTGACATGAACAGTGCTTCAATCTCATCTGGAGATACAGTGCGATCATAGCGTTCCATTGCAGTGTCAATAGAATGCTTAATCTTGCGCACATCACTGCTAAACAAACGGTCAGGACATCTTGCGCCACGATGGTCATCGTAGAACCCCTTGTCCATCAAACTTCTTATAAGCGATAATTCCATAGTTACTCTCCTTTCATAGTAATGTTGGCAAGGTTGGTTAGGTCTTCCTCATTACGATATTTCAAATCATCTTTCAAACGCAGCACTTGCACATTGTCTACATAGCCTCTCAATTCCTTTGCCATTGCCAGTGTCTTTGGTAATGCATCAGGGTCTAGTGCAATCACTGCCGTTGAGAACTGTGAGAGATACCTTTTGTGTGTTTCGGCGAGAGACGTTCCTAACACAGCAACCCCGACAAGGAAACCGCAACCAACAACGGCGGCACTCACACAGTCCTCAACAACAACTGCGACATTACCATAACCATGTGTGTATGGCAAGCCACTATTTCCATATCTTTTCCATTTAGGTAATCTTTTTCCTAATGCACGACCTGTAGCATCTACAATAAC